TATTTGTGACGACATAATTGTCTCTCCATTATTATTGTTATTATAAAAAAATCAGAAAGGTTATCCATCTTAATTGATAGGCAATTCTTGGATTTAAAGTCTTTTAGACTAGAAGTCTATTCCTTCTTGCCAGTAAGGTTCTTGCGAATTTTCTTACCTACTATCCAATTATAATATTTTTCAGCGATTGGCAAGGGATCATTTTTCTGAACTTCAGATCCTGTCTCCTTAACCAACCGCAATACTTCTAACCGAATTTCTTGATCATTAAGATTATTGATCTGCATTTAACATTTCTCTTAATGTATAAACTTGTTGTACTATTTTATCGTGATCTGGATGTTGCTTATTCCAATAAGGTCCATCAGTATCATTAGTAATAGCTGATATTTCAGATTCAATATCTGAAACTGTATTTACATTTTCACTTTCAGTTGCAATAATTTTATCTTCTGACATCATGTTTGCAATTTTTGCAAAACCTTTTATTATTTCTGGATGGTCTCCAAGCCTTATACCATTTGATAAAGTCATATCTAAAACTTCTGGATTAATATTAGCTTTTGCTAATGCACCAGCTTGTTTAACTTTACCTTCAAAGTCTCTACCCCATTCTTGTCTTAACTCTTGTTCAGATTGTGATTGAGCAGTTTCAGTATCTATCTTTGCTTGTTGTGCAGAACCTTCCATATTATTTTTATAAAACTCTAATATACCTTGAGCTTGTTTATTATTTAAACCAAGTTTGTGCGATTGTTCTGCAAAAGATTTAATTGCAGTTTCATCAAAAGGAACAACATCTGATTTTACATCTAAAGCATATTTTTCTGGAGATTCTGGTCTACCTAGTTTTGCGTAAGCTTCATCCCATGCTTCTTGAGTTGAATTGTTTGTTGGTATTGCTATTTTATCTTGACCAATCATTTTAACTGCATTGATATAAGATTTAGCCAAAGCATCTGCTTCAGTAAATTTTTCAATGTTAGGATCATTTCTATATTGTTCGCTAATAGAATCTTTCCAAGATGATGTTGGTTGTGCAGTAGGTGTTGCTACTGGTGGTGTTGTGGCTTGTACTGTTTCTGTAGTCGTTGTTTCTACAGGCACAGTTTCCTGTGTTATCTGTTCATTTGACATTTTTATTTCTCATGGCTATCACCTTTTATATTGGTGGTAGAATGATAATGACATCTTTTTTCAAGGTCAGACAAAACTTCTTTACCTTCGTCTGTATTGAATATGTATGTATAATTTTTTTTTAATCCGGCTATAAATTTCTCTAGTTGTTTATCTTGTTTCATATTATTCCACTAATGCTTTTGCTTCTTCTGGCAATGCTTTTGCTAGTGGTGCTATATCTCCTCCGGCTTGTGCAACTTGTTGCATCTGAGCCATTTGTTGTTGTTGTTCAGCTTGTGCTGCGGCTTGTTCTCTTTCTGAGTTTACTTGGTTTTGTGATTTTAATAATTTTTGTGGCATACCAACAATGTCTGCTAGATGTTTAACAAGATTATCAAAATTAACATAATCAAATACTGGTGCAATATTTTGCATTGAGCCTAATATTTCTATTGCTCTCATAATAGATTGTAGCTCTGAAGATTTTTGTGCTTTAGCAAGTGGTGATACATATTCTATTTCTATGTCTCTGCCAGATAAAAACTCTGGTGCTGGTGGTAACATATCGTTACGAAGTAATATTGCAAACACTCTATCAATTAATGGTTTTAATAATTCTGATTGTAATCTACCTAATACTGGACCAAGTAATCTCATCTTTTCTTCGTTTCTTTGTATAACTTCTGTTGCTGTCATTTGCGGACCATCTTGCATCATAAGTTGATTAACATAGAACACAGCTCTAATACTGTCTCTTCTTTGCTCTTCCATATTTAAACCTAGTGGATTGTTTGCACCTATGTTTAATGGTTCTATTCTATCTCTTGTACCACTTCTATAAAAGTTTAGTCCACCCGGCACAGTTCTTACAGGAAGTAAAAAGCCATCATCCGGAACTAATAGTGGTGGATCAACTTGTTTTTGTGCAGCTTTGATTGTAGTCTTTGACATTTCATTTAACATCTTAACATCTGGTAATGCTGTCATTGCTGGACTTCTTCCATAAATTTCATTTGATGCTTTTAAATATCTAGGTACTACGAAAGGGAACTCTCTAAATCCAGATATAGATAATTCATTTGCATTTTTATATTCTAAATAAATAGATTCAAATGGCATATTAGATTTATCTTTTTTCTTTGGATTAAAATCTGATCTTGGATAAACTGCGTGTAGTATTTCTACTTCTTCGTATGGATCTTTTTTAAATATACCTTTAATGTCTGTTGATGTTGCATCACCAAATTTTTGCATTGCAGCTCTAGCACTTATTTTAAATCTTCTAAATACTGTATCTATTCTACCTTTGTCATTCTCTGCAATAAATACTTCGTTGATATGTCTTGTTGAAAATTTTATAATATCATCATCATCTTCTTCAATAAACATACAAGCTGTACCAAATGTAATTAAGTCATGGTACAATTCAAATATTTCTTGTTGAAAGTTTGATCTGTTAAATGCTGTGTACATTGCATCTGTAGATGCTTCTAACCAAAGTTTTGCTTCATCTTCATTATCAATTTCTTGATCTTTAAATCTTAAAGTAAACCAAGGTGTTGATGGATTTGTTAGCATACCATGTAATGATGCTGCTAATAATTCTACTGCTTGTATAGGTGAAGAATCAAAAACTTGTTCCATCCTCTTATCACCTCTAGCTCTTTTTTTAGTTACGTCAGCTTTTCTTGGTTGCATATAGTCTGCAACTTCCTGCCAATGTGTTTCCCAATTTTGTCTTTGACCTTCTAGTCTTTCGTATCTGGATAGTAATCCTTTTGATAAATCTGTTCTTGCCATTATTGTCCTAATAAACTTACTGTACCTAATGTTAAAGTTTCATCTTGTACACCTTTTGAAGTTGTTTTAATTGTTGTTGATCTACCTTTAGCTTTTGTTTTTCTTGGATCGTAAGCATCTGCTGCTTTTGATTGTGAAACTTCTGGTGCTGTTGGTGTAACCGGAGGTGGTGGTGGTGGTGGTGTAGGTCTAATTACTCTTCTTACTGCTCCTCCCATATTATCCTCCTAATCCAGATTTAGTATCTGACTTTGTTTCAGATATTGTTTCTTTAGCTTGTTTTACTTTAACTTCATTTTCAAAACTAATATCATTACTGTGATCTATTTTTTTTTCGTAAGTTCTTTTTTCATCTTGCACAACCAAAGGTTCTTGTTTTGATTTTTTTTTAAAAATATTTTTAATAGCTTTAAACATTATGATCCTAATAAATTTTTATCTTCTGTTTCTGCTTCTTCCTCTATACCTAGTGGTCCAGTTAAAATTGTAGAACTTCTACCTTTTCTTTTTCTTGCAATCTTAGCTTGTTCGGCAGCAATTCTATCTTTTTCTTCTTGTGAAAGTTCAGAAGAAGGTGGTTCCGGTGCGGGTGGAACTGGTGGCAGCGGTGGCATTTTTGGTTTAAAAAGTGAACCCATAATTATATAATCCTGTAACTATTATCTGCTACACTTTGTGGAGCTGATTGTCTAGTATTAATTTCTTGTAGTCCAACTGCTAGGTAACGCATTGCATCACAAGCATGAGAACTCCAATCGTGTACAGGTTTCGATCTAAACATTCTATTTTTGTCAATGTACTTCCTGTGGTAATGTCTTAACGCATCTATCAACTTTTTGCAATGGTCAGTATCAATCCAACATCTAGGTAACGTCATTGTTGTTGCGTGGATGCCATCCTCTAGTGGAATTTTTGGTACGACCTTAAATCTAATTCCTAATTGATATGCGACCTCTCTCCGGGTTTTGCCATTACCAAATTCGGTAACTTCAATGTCGTGTGGTGCAAAGTGATCTTTGTAAACATAGTCTTTGTCATTAATCATCTTAACATAGTAGGGTAAACCTTGACCTCTTTCTTCGTGGTAATCTATTATATTTATTGATCTTCCTAACTGTTGATAAAATATTATACTACTGTGGTCGGAGACCCCAAGATCCCATGATGTTGATACAGGTAATGTTGGATCGTAGGGAACTCTTGTAAGCTGTTTATCATCATCTAGTTTTGTAATTACATCTCCATAGACAGCTCCCTCGATATTGGCTATCCAATCACACTCAAACTCTTGCTGGTACTTCTTCTCTCCCATAACTTCTTTTGCCTTGACCAACTCATCATTGTCTACAATCTTTGTGTCTGATGCTTTAGCTTTGTAGTTAAACCAATCTTCCGCACCTTGTGCGTGTTGGTATAGTTCGTAAAAGTTGTTGTTCATTCCCATAGGTGTACCTATAAATACGCAGTAGCCTTTTCTATCAGACAGTGCTGGTCTAATTATTTCTGGAAATAACTTACTGTTTACATTTGCGTATTCATCAATCACGCAGCCATCAAGGTATATACCTCTTAACCCATCTGGAGATTCAGAGCCTAGCAAGGTAATCCTAGCACCATTAGGTAGGTCTACACGCAGCTCTGTTTCGTTAAATTTAGTGTGAGGTATCTTGGCGGTAAACTGTTTCATGTAATCCCATGCGATAGACTTTGCTTGTTTAAAGGTTGGTGCAATGTAAGCATATCTAGGGTTGTTATTTTTGGACAGTAATGCTGACCTAATTAGATGATTAATCATACATACTGTTTTGCCAAACCTTCTATGGCATACAAGTACATTCCATCTGTGATTGTCTATCTGTCTGTGCAAGTAGGCTTGATGCTTCCTTGGTGTGTAAGGTATTTTAATATCCATTATAATTCTTTACCCCATCTTATTCTTGGTGTTGCTTGTACTTCTTGCCAAACTCTATTAGCTCTAGTAGTCCAACCAGTATTTTTTTTAAATGTTTGCACCTTTGTTTCATTATTAAAATTAACAGCTTTTAAAGATGATCCACTTTCAGTTGTAAGTGTATATGTTATTATTTTTTTACCACCCATACTTTGCCAAATCTTGATTGCTTTTGAATACAAAAAACTACAAGTTCCTTTTGGTGCATCATCTAAAACACAATTACGATTTATTTCTAAAGTAAATTTATTATCTAGTTTTCTAGCAATAGGTCTACCAACTATAGCTACCCCTACTAATTTGCCTTGATATTCTGCACCTATACTAAACTTATGACCTGTGCATTTTTTATTATGTCTATGATGTTTTGTTACAAATTCATTAGCTTCTTTTAAGGATAAAGGTATTACTTTTAAATTTTTAGCCATATCTAGTGTATCATGTCAGACTTTGTACCAGATACAGGTTGGTAATCAAAACCCATATTGAGCATAGCATAACTAATAAATAAATCAGCTGCTAGTTTATTGGGAAAGCCATAGAATTTAATAATAACATTATTGCTATCTTCTTCAATGTAAGCAACTGAATCTAAATCGTCTGCACTAAAGTAATCCAT